CCTTACCGGAGAAAAACATGGTGTGTAAATAGTCATGATTGTTGATGTAATCCACCACGACTTTCAAATCTTCAAACGCCTGCTCCAAGTTACCATCATGTGCATCAAAATCTAAGAACACTCTGTCAAGAATTACAGAGGCTTCAATCTTAGCCGTTTCAGCAAAGGCGGCGAAATCGTAAACACTAGTGTAAACATTCGTGCGATTGTTGAATTCTTTGATGAACGAAATGTATTCATTCTTCGTCTTCACTATTTTTCTCTTCATCTGTGGTGCGTTCTTGATGTGACTCCCCGCCCACACTTCTCTCGGAAACTTCATTTTTATTACCTCCAAAGTTAATTGTTGCTTCTTCTAGCATTTGCATTACTACTCCTGCTATCTCTCCGTTTAGTTGTGTCTTAACGATGTGCCTAAAGGCATCTTCAATCGTATAGCCAACTAATCCTTCGTTGATTTTAGTTTCTCTTACTAACTCAAACCTATCAATAAGTTTGGACTCGTTGTAGATTTCATCAGCAAGATAACTGACTGTTTGCTTGATGTTGGAAATTTCTTTGAATGTCCAATCTCTTGCAAGAACCTTTAATTTAATTTCCTCACTATTCATTCCATCACAACCAAGTTTGTTCGTCACAGATTGGGAAGAAGGAACAATGCATACAAGTCTTCGCAAAGAATTTCTCCGGATAGGATTGGTCTTCATAAGCCTTAATTAATCTAGCAATGGACTTCATTAATGCAGTCGTGGTAGCCTTGACAACCTTCTCGCAAAAGAAATGGTTGGAAACAGGATAATACCAAGACCAATGCGTAACGGGAATGTTTGGTTCCATTCCAGCATTACGCAGAATAGCGTCCGAAGAATTCTCAATCATGAGTTTGTAGAAAGCCATTTCCTTTCGCATACTCGTTTTCTTGTAGTCCTTCCAAGCACCGGTCTTGAATTCCATTGGAATGAACCCACCATCTTCCAAGAATACACGGTCAATGATTCCCTGCAAGTGGACTTTGTAATCTCGTCGTAGAGGGTTCTTTGGGTCTGTATTGGCACGAATCCAAATCTCGCAATCAAGTTTACCTTCATTACAAGCAGGAAGGTAAGAGTCCAATTTATCTTCATTCCTAGCATCAATGAAGCGTTGTGCTTCAAAGAGTGCAATGTCGGCGTAGTCGTAGAAGTAGTCGTCGTCTTCCGGGAAAAGCGAGGTGCAGTAGCCTACAACTTCGTCGGGAGTCATGCCTTCTGCCTTCTTAATGTCAAAATCGTTGAAGAAGTCTTCACGGGCATTGTGCATGATGGTTCCCTTTCGCATGGCTTCTGTTTGGTCAATAGGGCGGCGTTCCACATACGAGAATTGGTATTTCTTTGGACACCACTCAAAGGTTCCAAGTGAAGACTTTGTAATCTTCAAGATGGGTTCTGTGGGGTCGTCGTAGTTTTCCGGTAACCATTGATAGGTATATTCATCCATCGCTTCAATATCTGCATTGTATTTTTCTTCGTTATTCAAAACCATTCCTCCAATGTTTTCATTTTTGTTCGTATTTTATTTGTGTCCCAATTCATAGCCTTGTAGATAGGCTCGGCTTTCTTGACGACTTGCTCGGCATAGTGCGCCCAATCGGGAGTAAATTGTTGTAGTTCCTCAAAGGTCCTACCAGCAACATAAGTTGCTTCTACTGCTTTTCCGGTAATCGGATGGATGAAGTGGCCTACAGGCTTCACCCGAATGTGGACATAAGAATCCACATCAAGAGGCAAACCGTTCTGCTGATGCGCCCAAATAAATCCAGCACTACCAGCACTATAGGTTGGCTTCTTTCCATCTTTTGTTCTAAGGTGGCTAAAGTCCTTGCCGCACTTGGAACAGTAAGCATCAAACTTGCCTCCAGTATGTTTCCTGTAGGTTTGGAATGCGGTCGTTTTCCTACCACAAGAACACTTTAGGTCAAAGTTTTCGGGCTTAAAGCGGCTTCTTTTGACAATATCTGTAAAGTCAACTTCACCTCTCTTGACCTTAGAATACAGGTCGTTGAGGTAATTGTTGATTTCATCAAAGGGCTTCTGTTCAACCCACATCATCAACACCGTCTTTTGAATGTCCTTAGCAAACTTCGTTTCAGCGAGTTTCTTTGCAGTAAAGCCCGTCATTGCAAACTTAGGCTCCTCAAGCCAAACACCGTCAAGCCAAGATACAAGACCAGCATTGCGATTCTTTGTCGTTCCAACACCGAGGCTAGAGTAGAATTTTTCAAACTCTAAAACTACGGGGTGTTGTTCCAATCCCAAAACATTGGGAAAGATTTTACGAACCTCGTCGTTAATCGTAGCAATGGTTTCTTCTGCTTTCTCTACTGATTCGCATTGAACATAGATGGAGTCCGTGTGTCCGTAAACGACTTTCACGGAGTCCACTCCTTATCTTCGCCTCCACTAGAGAGTAAAGCCAAGGCTAATCCTCCCGTTGCGACTGCGGCAGTTCCAATAATTGCAATTTCCAATAATTTTCCAATCAATTTGTATTCCTCCTCATTTTTCTGTAACAACTGTAACATATTTTGTAGTTGGGGTGTAGGGTTTTCGCCCATTCGTAGCAAACCCTACAATGCATTTTTCTTCGCCTCTTCACAGGTCTTACATTTGTGTCCGGTAAATAATTCCGGCTTATGCGCTAATGGTTTTTCGCACTTCATCATTCTAGCCTCCTTGCAACAAAAGCGGCCTCACGGATGGCCTCTCTAGCACTAGCGGTAATGCTCGCCGCTAAATCCTTATTGCTCCAACCGAATCCTCGGAATGCGAGAATCCCGTAGAAAGAAGCCATGAGCCTCTTGACGGCCATTTGGTTGTTGTTCCACTTGACCTCTTCATCCTTGTCCCCTGCATCCCTAGCGGCCTTCATTTCAGCCTTGTAGGTGTTGCGGAGAGCCTTCAATTCAAGAAGGGAGCGAGGCAACAGACCCAACTCATCCGTCTTGAAGTAGACCATGTTCGGCGTGTATCCTGCCGGGAGAGGGCGCAGATTTTGAGGCATGTTCAAGTCAGCGCCGAAAGGGGTGGGTTCATCGCTGATGGTTTCAAAACTGATGTTCCGGGCGATAATCATTGAAGGATACAGGCCAGCAAAGTCAAAGGCGGCTACATTGAGGTGCAGTCCATTGGTTCCCTCGTCCAATGGATTGTAAATCATAGCACCCGAATAGGACAAAGACTCGCCACACTTCTTGCAGGTCTTCAACTGTTTGTCCTTAGGATTCTCATGACCGCAACTATCGCAAATCTTGACCTTCAACCTCACTCCTGTTTTACACTTCCAAGAAGCGTTTCGCATGAAGTAGATAGAACCCATGTGAGAAGCAAAGAAGCACGACTCAAAGGGAGCCTTTAGCAATCTTTGAAGTGCAATAATCGCTTCACTACAATGGTTTTCTTCGTCAATCTTTCGCAACAACTCTACATCAACAATGGTGTATTGCAAGTAAGCGTATTGGTCTTCCAGCCAAGCCCTTGTATAGAATTCATTGGGGTCAGTAAACTTCGTTTCAATGTATTTCCCTTCACCAAAAAGCGTCTTGGAAACATAGTCCAAAGCAAGACTAGGGAGCGTTCCTCGTTGTGCGTCGTTCCATTGCCGTTCAAAGGCAACATCAAGATTGAGCATCAGCATACCTTTGACCGGTTGTGCGATGGGAGAGTAGCCGTCCTTCTTGGTAAAGTAAGGCTCTCCATCATCGTAGCGGATACCGTCAATGATTCCCAAAGGTGAAATTACAGATGGGTCAATACGATTCTCGCAACAACGGTCCAACAACTTGGGCAAGTCAAACTTCAAACCAAACCAAGCAATCATCATGTCGGGTCGTTCTTGAACAAGGAAATCAACAAAATTCTGTAGCATTTCCCTTTCGCTACCAAAGACTCGCATAGCGGTGGGGCCGTAGTTTTCTACTTCGGGTTGACCATGCTCTACAACAGTCCCATTAGGATACCAAACCCAAAGCGTGTGGTTTTGAGAGAAGTTATCGTAGAGTCCAATCGCAGTAATCTTACCGTCATGGTCCCCTCCACCCTGAAGCCATTCCATATCCCAATAGTATTTCTTGAGTTTGTAGGTTGGCATTTCTTCAATCTCATCAACGGCATAACGATTCACCAAAGAAACATCTGCTTCGTAAGTCATGTCACCATTACGAGGGTGCATGAAGGCTTTCTTGGCGCTATTGAGATGAGAAGGCTTGTCGTAGAACACTTTCTTGAGAGCCTTACCATCAAGAGTAAACCATTCGCCATTGTGTGGTCCGTAGGTAAAATCACGCTTCAAAGCGCCATGCTTGTAGGAGTTGGCTTGGCGATAAGAAGCAGGAACGAAAAAATATGGTTTGAATTCCTCTTCGTTCTCAATTCTTTTTCCATCTTGGTTTCTGTAGCAGGTATAGATTGTGTCTTCTGTATTTGCAATTATCATTGATATTCCTCAGTATTTTTACTCAATGTGAGGCGCACGAATAAGGAACCGATTTTCATTTAGTAAAAGTAATGGAAATTCATCTCTCATGTGGAGAACGAAGTTTTCATTGAAGAACTTGTGAAGTGGTCCGGTATAGGACACCGTGGCGTCCTCCCCAATGTGGCGCTCGTTTTGTTCAATGGTTAGTTGTTGGTCGTATGACTTCAAACCGTTTCGGGCAGAGATTCGCAAGTTGCTATCCTTGAAGTCAAAGGTAGTGTAGCCTCCACCAATCAAGTCACACATATCGGCTGAATTCTTGAAACTCTCAACATCAACCGTGCATCGTGCTTCAAAAGCAGTCCCGTTGAAGGAAGGCATGGCGGTGTTGGATGAGTCAACTACAAAGTCCATCTTCTTGACATTGTTGATGGTGTTGATGTGAGAGTGTTCACGAAGCAATGGTAGTGTCACTTTGCCTTCGGAAACGATACACAAGTGGTTGTGTAAGTCCTCTTCTGTTGAGATTTGGAGTGAAACTTCACCCTTGATTTTCCTCAAAAATTTGAGAACCTCGTCCCCGTCAAAGGCACAGGAAACAGAAGGTCCTCTAACATCAACAGTATCTAATTCAAGACGAGCGATACAAGTCGGGTCTGCATTCCAAAGCATTACACCTTGTCCAACAGAACCTTCCAAGAGGATTTGACTACCGAGAGAACCACTCTTCTCACCATACTTACCCTTCATCATGAGGTCGTTAATGGAGTTGGCTAGAGTCTTGCTATCACAAGTAATGAAAATCAAATTCTCATCTCCTTGATTTCATCAATACCGTTCCATTGAACGCTTCCGTCACGATTAATCGTCAAGAAGTTGAAACGCTTACCGACAAGAACAGGGTGATATTTACTGCTCTTGACTTCCGCTTGGTATTCTGTTCCTCTTGCCGTCACTCTTTGAGTTGTCTTCAAGACCGAGTGGAGATGAGAATCCCATCGGTTCCAAATTGGAGCAGGGGCTTCATCACGGAACGGTGGCTTTGTGTGCGTAATGTAAATGCGGTGACAGTCAAGAGAAAGCGACTCCTTCAAGACTTCACGGTAAGGCTGGTTTCGTTGGAACCAATCTTGTTGAGCCTTGGCTTTCATGGGTCGCATTCTTGAGTTTTCCATCCCGGTCATATACAAAGTGCAGTAGTCCAGCCACGAATCTACACCGTCCCAAACGAACAGAATTTCTTCGCTTGAATTTTCAATCTCTTGGCGAACAAGAGCAATGAAGGAACGAATGTTCCCTTGTGTTTGGTAAGGAAGGAAGTTACCTTCTTCGTCTTCTGCGGCAGGGTTGAAGATTACAATGCGGTCTGTAGCATCGTAGTTTGTCTTCCAAGTTGGGACTGCGCCAATGTCACAGTCAAGGTAGTAGGTCTTGAATGGAGTATCCATCGTAAGGCCGGATTTACCGGTCTTAGCATCCCCTTCAATTCCAAGACACACCTTGTTCTTACTTGTCTTTGCCGTTTGCTTCTGCTTGGCGATGAGTGCTTGAATAGCATTCACATCAATCGCTGTTTCTTTCATCTTATTGTTTATCATAATTTTCACCTGTATTCTTTCCATTGTTTAATCAGTTTGTCTACTTCTTCTTGTTGTTCTAGGATAAAGCGCACTTCTTTTGTTCCGATGTGCATCTTAATGTGGAAGTTGTTGTCGTCCCAATTTTGCTTCATAGTAATGAAGTCAACATCTCGCAAATCCACAATCCACTTGTCTTGAGCGGATACATATTCTTGCTGGTAGTCAATCATTCATCCACACCTCCAATCGCTTTCATTCGCTTAAGGAATTCGTAAAACTCTGTATGGTTTACCAATTGCAGAATCTTACCACCACTAGAATAAATCTTGAGCATGACCATGTTATCGGGTTCAATGTCCCAAGAAACATGTTGAATCCTACTAAAGAGAATAAACGCTTTATCTGTCATTATTGCATTGTCGTAAAATTTCATTATAGTCACCTGTAAAGGATAGGGCATTGCACCCATCCGAGCGTCAAAATCTCCACGGCTCACGCTTACGCCGCCCAGAGGAGGACACCTAAACCCCCTTGGAGTGGGATTAGAACCAATCAAGGTTCTCTTCGGTTGCCTCCGAAATCTCCACGACTTGGCCACGGCGCTCCACTACAAGGAGGCCTGCCGTGTTAATGGTAACGGGTTGAAGGCCCTCGTCGGTTTCCCGCTGAGAGGTTCGTCCAACCACCATCACAAGCGAACCGATGCCGAAATCAATCTCAATGTTTTGAGGAATCCAGCAAGTCGTCATGCCGTCTTCTTCGTAGTCAAAGTCGGCTTGAAGGTCGGTAATGTTGATGATGCGGTTGCCGTTAGCAGTTGCAGTCATGTTGATGTTGCACACCGTTCCCGTGGTGATAACGAACCTATCCGTAGAAGGACGGTCGCCAAGTTCCACATGCTTCTCCTCAAGAGAACCAAGATAAGCCACATTATCGGGCAACTTCTCGGCCATGAGTTGAGCCATGTTGATGTTGGAAACATTGCGGTAGAGGTCCCCGTTGGGGTCTTCGTCGTCGTTCATCCGAAGGCTACCAATCGTCTTGTCGGTAAATCCGTAGATGAAACCATCACGGTTACTGTCCTTAATGACAACCATACTCAACCAAGAGAAGGTCTTTGGCGTGAAGTCAATACCGCCTTGGTTCTTGTAAGAGAACTTGTAAGCGGTGTAGTCTTCGTCGTCGTCAACCTTTCCAATGAAGATACCACTACGGCGCATGACCGGGTTAAGAGGTCGTCCGTAGTTTTGGTTCTCTCCACCATTTTGGTAGCGGGGTTGGTTGTCAAGGGGAATGATGATTGAACCATCTTCCAAGTGCTGAACGCATTCGGGAAGATTGGCAACATTCTTCTCTTGGACTTCTCCGTTATGACAACGGGAAACAGAGTAGAATCCGTTTTCCTTCTCTTCCACGATGGCGACGAAGCCGCTCTTGTGAGCGTTGAACGGGTCGTTCTTCCACTCCTCTACTGCACGGCGTCGGTTGTATTCGTTCAAATCTCTTGGCTCCTCAAGAGAGATGAAGAATCCAAAGGCTTGCTTAGCAAGACCACCTTTCTTCTGCGTTTCGTTCCCGGATTTTTGGTTTCGGATTTGTTGGGCGGCGTAAGAGCGCCAAAGAGCAATAGCCATCGGACTATCGCTCGTCACCCCGTTCTCCTTACAAATTTCCTCGTATTTCAATTGAGCATCCTCAACGGGGATGTTCAACTTCTCTGCGGCTTTCACAATTTCGTTTTGCATTTATTTTTTCCCTCCTATATTAGTTGGCCCACCATCCATGATGCAAGTAATTTCGGGGTCATGCTGGTGGAACGCCATTCTCCCTCTCCAATCACTCGCAGGAATTTCAGTTTTGTATTTGATTCAAGGTCACACTTGATAATGTATTCATGAAGACC